AGTTTGAAGCACTACTAAGAATTTATGGTATATCCAATTCAACTCTATGTAAGGTAATAGGAGTGAACTATGCTACCAGTAGAGATTTTATAAAGATACCATCCAACCTTAGATTTATACACGCACACAGATTAGCAGACTTTATAGGCTTAACAGTTCAAGATGTAGTTGATACAATAGTGTACGACTTAAATAAACAATAAACACAATGAAAAGAAGAAGATTAAAATTTAGCGATTACTATAACAATATAATTATGTCTGAATTGGCAGATATATATGAAGTAGATAAAGAGAGAATGTTTTTAGGTAGTAGAAAGAAGAACATTATATTCGCTAAAAGAATGTATATATACATTTTAAGAGAGATGTTTGGATTAACTTTAATGGAAATAGCAAGTGTAACTAACTTACACCACTCATCAATAATCCACCACACTAGAAAGTTTAAATTCTTCTACAATAATTATACTGAAGAATCTGAATTATTTAAAAGAGTAGAGTGTAAAATCATTGAGGTTGAGCTAGATGAGGAAATATTAGGATTAGAAGATAGGCAGCAGAAAATAAAGGATTCATTAACTAAATTATATAAAATTAAAAAACAAAAAAATGACAGACAAGAAAGAGAAGGTTTACTTACCAAGTAGTATTAAAAACATTCCAACAAAGTATGGGGAGATGATGGTTGCTAACTTCAAGTTAGATGAACTACAAAAGAATGCAAAAAATGGTTGGGTATCAATGGTGATTTCAGAACGCAGAGAGCCATCAGAAAAAGGTGCGACACATTATGCCTATGTAAATGATTTTGAGCCAAAGGAGAGTACTAAGAATACTCCTAAGCAAGAGTCTAGTAGTGATAGTAGTGATGACTTACCATTTTAAATAAAAAGAGGGAGGGGTTGAGATATACTCCTCCTTATTTTAAAAACTATAACACAATGAAAGAACAACCAAACTACTATGCAATACTATCTGCTGGGGTTAGATATGATAATAGACTAAAGGCTAATGTTAAGCTCTTGTACGCTGAGATAACTGCTCTGTGTAATATGAACGCTGAATGTTTTGCATCTAATAAATACTTTGCAGACCTATACGATAAAGAAAAAGGCACTATTTCAGGATGGATAAGTCAATTAGTTAAGTATGAGTACATTAAGATACGATATACATACAAAGAGGGTACACGAGAAATATCACATAGGTATGTTAAAATAATCGATAAGGGTATGTCAAAAAT